GGTGTCGCTACGCCAGGGGTCTGGTGGCACGCTCATTAAGACTGACACGGCGAAAAATGCCAACGGCACCTACGCGCTGGCTGTCGCGCCTGGCGACTGGGCTGCTGTGACGGACTGGTCTGATCTGCGGTTGCGTTTCGTGAGCGCCTAACCATGCCGTACGTCGTCCGCGTCACCTGGGCAGAGGGGCAATACCAAGGTACGTCGCCCACGACCATCTCTGCCAACGTCGGCAATGCGGTAGCCAACGGTGGTGGCCAGGCGGCGATTGCCACGACGATCACGTTTGGCGTTGGCAATGCGGTGGCCGCAGGAAGCCAAGCGAGTGTCTTGCAGGGCGGCATCGTTTCGGCGGGCATTGGTAACGCTGTAGCGGGCGGCCCAATAGGCGCAACGGTTTCCGAGAACGTAACGCTGGAGACTGCCGCAGGCAATGCCGTCGCTGCCGGTTTGGCGTTTGGCCTCACGAACAACGCGCTAATCAATTTCGCTACCGGCGATGCATTCGCTGCGGGCCAGCGTTGCGAAGTTCTGCCGCCGCTTACCGTAGCACTCAGTGCAACCCCAGGCTATGCGCCCAGGACGCGCTACCGCGTGCGGGTGGGCAGTCGGTGGATGGAGGTTGATCCGCTTGATCCGATGAGCGTGCGTAGAGCCTACGACGCCGCACAGGAAGACGCGCAAGACGCTGCCACGCAAGACGTAGAAGCACCCGCCGCTGTGGCCGCCCAGGCCGTGGTGGTGCAGCCCATCAAGGGGCCGGATTACGCAGGGCTTGCCAAAGAAGCCCGCCGAATTAGCGAAGACATCCGCAAGGTTTACGCAGACGCACTGCAAACCGCACTCATCGCGCGCCTCATGCGCGAACAGATAGAGCGCGACGACGAAGACGACATCGCCGTCCTGCTCGCCAGTATCTAACCGCAGCGCAATCGGTTAGCACAAGCCGCCTTCGGGCGGCTTTTTTATTGCGCGTTCACTTCGGAAACACATGAACGACACAGAGAACAATCTGCCGGAAGCGGCGGAACTCTCGCAGCCCGCGCTCGACCAGGCGCAGCCCGAGACAGGAAGCGACCCCACTGCAGACCAATCCAGCGACACCGATGGCGATACGCAAGGCGTTGACCCAGAGGTTTTCGAGGAAGTCGAGTACGAGGGGAAGAAATACGCACTCCCGCCTGAGTTGAAGGACGCAATCCTTCGGCAAGCCGATTACACGCGAAAGACGCAGGAACTGGCGCAAACACGCCAACAAGCCGAGCAGACATTCGCGCAGCAGCAGGCACGCATCGAGGCTGAAAGGGCAAACATCCAAGCGGTGGCGCGACTCACTGCGCTGGATGAGCGTCTGCAGCAATACGCAGGCGTTGATTGGGACAGCCTAAGCCAGAGCAACGGCGAACTGGCCCAGCGCGAGTTCATGAAGTATCAGCAACTCAAAGACTCACGCCAACAATTTGTCGCACAAATCCAGCAGCACGAAGGCCAACGAGCAATGCAGGAGCAGCAGGAAACTGCCAGGCAACTGCAAGAGGCAAACGAGGCATTGAGCCGCGAGATTAAAGGGTGGTCACCCGACTACGCGCAATCCCTGCGCGAAGTAGCGAAGTCACTGGGCGCAAAAGAAGAGCAACTGAACGGCATCCGCGAACCGTGGATCGTGAAGGCACTTCATGCGCAAAAAGTGCTCGCTGAGATGACCAAAAAGGCGGGCGCTGCTGCACCGGCAGTCGCTGCAAAACCTGTTCGCACCATCAGCGGCGGCAACGCAAAAGCCACTGTTGATCCCGACAAGATGAGCATCGAAGACTGGATGCGCCACGAACAGCGGCGCACGGCATCTGCACGCCGATAGCACTCACCACAACTTAGTCACACACAAACCCAAAGCCGCGAAAGCGGCTTTTTTCATTTCTAGGACGCATCATGCCTAACACTATCCTTACCCCCACCGCAGTGACCCGCAAGGCTCTGCAAATCCTGCACCAGAAGCTCAACTTCATCGGCAACATCAACCGGACGTATGACGACTCGTTCGCCAACTCTGGCGCAAAGATCGGCGACTCGCTGAAGATTCGTCTACCCAACGAGTACGTCGTCCGCACTGGCGCAAACCTGTCCACGCAGGACACCAGTGAGACCAGCACCACGCTGCAAATCGCTACGCAAAAGGGCGTGGATATCAGCTTCAGCAGCGCCGAGCTGACCCTGAGCCTGGACGACTTCTCGTCTCGGATTCTTGAGCCTGCAATGGCTGTGCTGGCTGCGAACATCGAAGCTGATGCGCTCAGCATGTACAAGGACGTGTACAACATTGTCGACAACGACACTGCTGCTATCTCGTTCCTGAACATCATGCAGGGCCGCAAGCTGCTGAATGACTCGCTGGCTCCGATGGACAACAACCGCGCTGCGTTGCTGTCTACCGACCACACCGCCAAGCTGGTGGATTCGCTGAAAGGTCTGTTCCAGGACTCCAACGCGATCAAGCAGCAGTACAAAGAGGGCATGATGGGCCGCACCGGTGGTTTCGACTTCTACGAAAACACGCTGCTCGCCAATCACCAGACCGGCACCGCCGCCAAGACCACCACCTACTCGGTCAACGGCGCAGTGACCACCAACGGCTCGACCGCCGTCACCGTGGCATCCGCTGGTAGCACGACCTTCAAGGCTGGCGACGTGTTCACCGTTGCGGGTTGCTTCCGCGTCCACCCGGAAACGAAAGTTTCCACGGGCGTGCTGCAGCAGTTCGTGGTGACCGCTGACTACGCTGGTGGCGCTGGTTCGCTGTCGTTTGCTCCGGCCATCTACACCTCTGGCGGCCGTCAGAACGTTGTCGCGGCCGGCATGGCCAACTCTTCGGCCATCGTGAAGGTTGGTGCTGGTGCGTCTGAGCTGCTCACCCCGTCGATGGTCTTCCACCGCGATGCGTTTGCCTTTGCAACCGCTGACCTGGTGATGCCCAAAGGCGTCGATTTCGCGGCAAGGGAAGTCTATGACGGCATCTCGCTTCGTACCGTGCGCCAGTACGCAATTAGCACGGACACCATGCCTTGCAGGATTGACGTTCTGTACGGCTACAAGACGATCCGCGCTCAACTGGCTGCGCGCATCCACGCTGACGGCTGATCGCCCTAAGCGTTAAGCAGTAAGGGGCCGGCTCACAAGGCTGGCCCCACCATCACCAGAGGGAACTATGGCGCTCGATACGTACGCGGAACTCAAGACGCAGGTGGCCGCATGGCTGCATCGCAACGATCTGACAGACAGGATTCCGACGTTCATCGAGTTTGCTACTAACCGACTTGCTCGCAACATCACTTCGCCGCGCATGGAGGCGTCCACGACGCTGAGCGTGGTCAATGGCATTGCTTCGCTGCCGAATGATTTCCGCGCGGCAATCTCAATGACGCTAGGCACAGTCGAATACAAGGCCATCACCGCTGCAGACATGCGGGCAATGGATCAGGGAGGCATCCGGCCTACCTACCCGGTGTATTCCATCGTTAACAACCAGATCAAGCTCTACCCGGCTGAGAGTTCGTCGCCCACCTTTATCTACTCGGTGCGCCTACCAAACTTGGTAGCGGACAGCGACACCAATTGGGTGCTGCAGGACTACCCGGATGTGTATCTCATGGCATCGCTCGCAGAGGCGCGCAAGTTCGTGCTGGATGACACGCGCCTGGTGCAGTACGAACAGATGACGATTGCGCGCATCGCGGAACTGAACCGCAACGAGCTGCGCAACGTTGAGAATTCGGCCACCTGGTACAAGCAGCGCGAACTGCCGGTGCATCTGCCGGCCTATGACATCCGGTTCGGCTGACATGCTGGTTCCGCTGACTCAATTCGCTCCGGACGCTGATCCGGGTGTGGCTGGCGCACTGGTGGACGCTACCGGCGTCATGCCCATCGAGCGCAGCATCAAATCCGCTCCAGAGGCGTTGGACACGGGCATCGCTACCGCTGCATCGGAAATCTACGGCGCGGCCACTGTGGAGCGCGTGGATAGCTCCAAGACCCTATACATGGGCACGGCCACGAAGCTGTACTCTGCCAGCGGATCGACATGGACGGACGTTACCCGCTCAGCAGGTAACTACTCCGCGCCCGCTTCCAGTAGCTGGTACTTCACCACCTTCGGCAACCAGGTGCTGGCGGCCAACAACGGCACGGTGATGCAGGTATCCACTGGCAGCCTGTTTGCTGACATCACTGGCGCACCGCGCGCTGAGATTGTGGAGACGGTTGGCCTGTTTGTGATGGCGTTCAACGCATCCGACGGCTCGAGTTGGGACTATGACGACGGCTGGTGGAGCAGTGCGCAGGCCAATGCTACGGACTGGACGCCTGCCATTGCAAGCGGCTCTGTGCGTGGGCGACTGTATGCCACACCCGGCCCCATTCGTGCCGCCAAGCCTCTGGGCGAGCAGATGGTGGTGTACAAGAATTCGGGCGTGTATTTGGGCACTAATTCCGGCCCGCCGCTGTGGTGGACTTGGCAGCTAGTGCCAGGCGATGGCGGGTGCGTCGGCAAGTACGCGGTGGCGCAGATTGTGGTGAATGGTGCGCCCGCACATTTTGTTGTTGGCCCGCGCGGCATGTATGTGTTTGACGGCTCGCGCCCTGTTAAAATTGGGGACGGGATAGTACGTCGGTGGTTTTACCAGCGGCTGAATCCCACATACCGTGAGAAAACCTCTTGCGTTGTAGACCGCGCAGAAGGCGTCGTCTACATCCTGTTTGCCAACAGCGAGTCAACGGGCAGCCTTAATGACTGCCTGATCTACTCTTTTATCACCGGCAAGTGGGGCAGAGGGCGCAACTACGCAGCAAGGTTTGGCCTGCAGTACTTGGCCCCGTCCAGTACGTTCGATACTGTGCCGCCGGTTGGTGTGACGTACGAAGCAATCGACGCACCGAGCTACGACGACCTGTTCCGTGACGCGGATATGGAAGCGGCGGCGATCGTCACCACTGGCGACCGTATCGCAACGCTGAACGGCTCCGCCAACAGCAGCACATTCCGCACAACATACTTTGGCACTGACGGCAATTTGTCGCTGATGCGCCGGGTGCGTCCGCGCTTCATTGCCAATCCCACCGCTGCCAGCATGAACCTGCTTGTGGGCGATGCACTAGGCGATGTGCCATCCACATACCAATCTGCCACCTACAGCAACAAGAGATTCGATGTGCTGGCAGAGGCGCGTTGGCATCAGGTGGATATGACCGTCACAGGCGGGTTTGAAATCACCGCGCTGGATGTCGACCTGTCGGGAGTCAGCTCCGAATGAAGCTCAACGAAGACCCGGTGCTGCCGTCGCTGACGGGGCCAACCTTCCTGCCATTTCTAAAGCACCTGCTGGCAAGCCTTGCACGCCAAGTGAATGGGGCAACAGAAGGCCGCATTGCCTCCATCCACGCCGCTAATACCTCGTTCCCGACGACGGGCGACTGGATGCAGGGCGATGTGGTGCGCAACAGCACGCCGACGGAGCTGGGCACGGCTGGCAGCAAGTATGTGATTACGGAGTGGGTGTGCGTTGCGAGCGGCACGCCTGGCACCTGGGTAGCCGCTCGATCATTGACGGGGAATTAATGTGAATCCGATTGCAATTGGCGCTACGTTGTTGGGCGGTCTGCTTGGCGGCAGATCATCAAAGAACAGCGGCACGCAAGTCAGCAAGCAAGAGTTGCCAGACTTTCTGCAGCCCTATGCGCCCGAATACGCCCAGCGCGTGCAGGACGTTGCAAACCTGCCGTACAACGAATACGGCTACAACCGCGTTGCTCCGTTTACCGAAGACACGCTGGCCGGCATGGACATGGCGCGCAATGCGGCCAACTACAACCAGCCGTTGTTCGATCAAGCGCAAGGCGAACTGTCCAAAACCATGTCGGGCGCGTACCTGTCGCCGGACAGCAACCCATACCTGCAAGGCACCTACGATGCCGCTGCGGGCCGCATGGCCGATGCGTACAAGATGGGCACGGCAGCGCAGACCAACGCCGCAGCGGGCTTTGGCGGCGCATTCGGTGGTAGCGCTCAGTCGGAACTGCAGGGCCAACAGAACCGCGCATTCGGTGACTCGCTGGGCCAGCTTGGGCTTGGGTTGTACGGGCAGAACTTCCAGGCAGAGCGCGGTCGCCAGTTAGGCGCAGCGCAATTCGCCCCAACTTTTGCCGGCGCACGACAAGCGTTCGATTTTGGCAATGCAAACGCTCTAAACAGCATCGGCCAGCAGCAGCAGGCACTCGGCCAAAACTACCTGAACGCAGACTACGCGCAGTTCCAGGACGCCAACAACTACCCGCGTCAGCAGCTAGACGTTTATGCGTCCATGTTCAATCCCAACTTGGGACGTACTGCAAGCGCATCGCAGTCCATCAACCCGATGCTGGGTACGCTGGGTGGTACGGCTGGGGCTTTGGGTATGGCGCGCAGCTTTGGCTTGTTAGGCAGTGGCGGCGGCAATCCGTTTGATAGCTCTACGGGCGGCAGCATGTCGATTGAAGACGCCTCACCGTTTACGCCTGTTGGCGGTTGGTTTGGCAAAAGGGGGTAATCATGAACTGGTCAAACATCACCAGCGGCTACATGCCGCAAGGCTCGCAGTATCTCGGTGGATTGCTCGGCGGGCCTGCTATGCAAAACCCCGGCATGTTTGCGCCGCAATTCAGCGCACTGTTTCGCGGCTTTGGACAGTCACCGTTTCCGCAGTACGGCGGCAACACGCGCAGCGCGCAGATGATGAACAACTACATGGGCGGGCTGCTGTCGCGCAGACAGGGCTACATGCCGCCTGCCATGCCTAGCCGTGTTGCACCGGCTGCCGCGCCCATGGCTCCAAGCTATGGCGTGACCGGTAGCGGCTATGACCAGTATTCGCCCGTAACCGGAGGCTGACATGCCGGGATTGCTCGATGCACGCGGTGGGTTCAATGACCCGATCACCATGGGCCTGCTGGGTGCGTCGCAGGCATTGCTGACACCTATGTCGCAGGGTGGCGGGCTGGGCGCTGCGTTTGGCGCGTTCCCGGCTGCGCAGCAGGCTGCGGAAGCTACCCGCTACAAGCAGATGCTGCAGGCGTATCAGATGCGCAAGATGCAGCAGGAAGACGAAGACAGGCAGACCGCGCGCGATCTAGATGCGCAGATCAAAGCCGCTGCACGCAATTCGTTTGTCCCGCCATCTCCTGGTTCACTTGGCGGCGGCGTTGCGCCTGGCTCACAACAAGGGCAGATGCTGCTCGCAAACATGTCTGGCGATACTGAGTTTGATTCGGCTTTGCTGCAAGCAACCAACAGCGGATTAAACACTGTCGGCCCCAAGCAATCAGTTTCGTTGCCGACGCAGGGCGGGTTTGACCAAGGCAAGTTTTTCAACAATCTGATGCAAGTCAGCCCGCTGCAGGCCATGAAGCTGCGCAAAGACATGCAAGCCGATTCGCCGTGGGCAAAGATCAATCCAGGCGAATACACACCAGATTCGGTTGCCGCGTTTGCCGCGAGCAACAACCCGGCCGTCCTCCGCAAGGCCACCGGCCCAGTCAAATACAGCAGCAGAGACACTGGCACGACGATTGAATATTTCCCAGAAGGCCAACCAGATCAAGTTGTGCACCGCGTGCCTAAAGAGTTCGCACCAAACTTCCAGCCTGTTGCTGCAGGCGATACGGTTTCTGTTGTCAATACCAGAACAGGAAAGGTAGAGCCAGCAACCTCTCCCAGTGGTGCGCCAGTTCCAAGGCCGTTAAAAGACCTGCCTGACACCGTGGCAAATGGATACATTGAGAATCAGGTTGCGCTGAACAAGATTGACGAAGCAATTACAGGGGTTCAAAAGTACCCCAATGCGCTTGGTCTAAAAAACCTGATGGGCGATGCTGTGCGTCAGCGCACCGACCCGGAAGGCGTTGCAGTCCGGGCAATGATTGCAGACATCGGCAGCATGAAAATCCATGACAGATCAGGGGCTGCTGTTAGTGCTGCGGAGTTTCCGCGCCTGAAGCCGTTTGTTCCGTCTGCTAACGATGAGCCTGCTGCTGCGGTTGAAAAACTCAAGCTCTTCAAGCGGGAGTACGAGCTAATGCAGCAAGGAATCACAACGTTTTACAGCGAAGGGTATAAGCAGCCGCCTACGTCGCCCGCGCCAGCGCCGACGCCACGGCCAGCGACTGCTGTGCCACCGCAAGCGCAGCCATCACCAGCGCCGCAACCGCAACCAACTAAGCCTGGCGGCCTTGGTACGCAAAAAGTAGAAGGCAAAGTGCTCGGGCCTAAGCCTCCGGCTACGCAAGCTGACGTAGACACGACGTTTGCAAGCATGAGAAAGACAAACCCAAACATTACGCGAAATGAAGTCTTTGAGCTGCTAAGCAAAAAATTTGAGATCAAGTAAACATGAGCAACGAGTTACGCGCGTTTGCTAAGGCTGAAGCTGAACGGCTAGGGCTGGACTGGGGAATTGCTGACCGGCTCATCCAGGCAGAATCTAGCTGGAACCCCAAAGCCATTGGCCCGGTGTTACCAAAGCGGGATGAGCGCGCAATCGGCTTGACGCAACTGCTGCCAAGCACCGCAAGAGACTTGCGAGTCGACCCTTACGACGCCAAGCAAAACATCACTGGCGGGCTGACGTACTTAAAGCAGAACCTAGACAGGTACAACGGCGATTACGCAAAGGCACTGGCATCGCACAACTGGGGGCCGAATGCCGTCGCCAAGTACGGCATGGAGAAAGCGCCGCCTGAAACACGCAACTATGTGAGCAAAATCATGGGAAGCGAAACGGCGCAAAGAAAAGGCCGCGATCTGTCTGCGGAAATTTCCGGCACGCAATCACAAGGCGGCAGGGATTTGTCTGGCGAGCTTATGTCGGCAATGGCGCAAGCCCCAGAGCAAGAGCGCCCTGGTGCATTCATGCGTGGCGCGCAGGGCGTGGCCCAAGGCATTGCAGACCCTATCAACGCGCTGGGCCAGATGTTTACCCGTGCCGGTGCCGCTGTGGGCCTGCCTGGTGCCGAAAGGAAAGCGGCCGAGTTCGACAAGTACGTCACTCAGCAAGATTCGCAGTACAAGACCAACATACGCGGCGGCCAGGACGACTTTGATTTCGGGCGCATGTTTGGAAACGTTGCAAGCACGTTGCCGTTGACAATGGCGCTTCCGGCTGGCGGCACGCTCGGTGCGGCGGCCACGTTTGGCGCAGGGGGTGGCGCGCTGTCCGGCGCGCTGCAGCCAGTTATGGGCGGCAACTTTGGCGAGCAAAAGCTGGAGCAACTGAAAGCCGGTACGTTAGGCGGCGCTGTTGCTGGGCCAGTTGGCAACATGCTTGGCCGCGCTATATCTCCAACAGTCAACCCGCAGGTGGCGTTGCTGCAGCGCGAAGGCGTCACGCCAACCATTGGCCAGATCATGGGCGGCGGGTTCAAGACGGCAGAAGAAAAGCTGACCAGCGTGCCGTTGCTTGGCTCTGCTATCGCTAGCGGTCAGGGCAGGGCGAATGAGCAATTTAACCGCGCTGCATTTAATCGGGCGCTTGCTCCGTTTGGCGAGCAATTACCGGATGGCGTTGCAGGCAGAGACGCGGTGCGCTTTGTTGGGCAGCGCATTGGACAGGCTTACGACGACGCACTAAATGCGGTCGGGCCAATTCGACTTGACCCACAGTTGTCGACCGCCCTTACCGGTTTGCAAAACAGGCTGACTGTTCTTCCGAAAGAGACAGCGGATCAATTCGCAAGACTCTTGCAAACCGAGATTGCCGACAGGGCGCAGAACGGCATACTGACGCCGGAGGCAATGAAAGCCGCCGAAAGCCAGCTCGGGCAGATGGCTCGAGGGTATGGCAGATCGCTTGATTTTGATCAGCGTCAACTTGGCCAGGCAATTTCGGAAGCGCAGACGGCACTGAGAGATGCGGTGCAGCGCCAAGCACCGCGGGGTGCAGCGGATGCTGTAAGGGCGGCCAATACTGCCTACGCAAACTTCCTGCGCACTCAGCGTGCAGCGTCGTCTGTTGGTGCCAATGATGGGGTTTTCTCTGCATCGCAACTGCAAAACGCAGTGCGGGCGCTTGACCCGACGCGATCACGATTCGCAAGAGGCGATGCGCTGATGCAGGACTTGTCGGACGCTGGCAAGTCTGTACTGGCTCAAAGAACGCCGGACTCCGGTACTGCTGGCCGCCTACTTCCTGCAGCCATCGCCGGTGGCGCTGCGGGTGGGGCCGTCACGATCAACCCTTGGCTGGCTCTGGGTGCAGTGCCCGCATTGGCTTACACCGCCACCGGCCAGCGCGCGCTATCCAGCCTGCTCACCGGACGCCAAGGCGCAGGCTACGGATTGCTATCGGACGCGGCCCGCAGGCTTGCTGTGCCGAGTGGTGTTGCGCTCAGCCCTGCGCTGCAAGGCTTGCTGAATCAGTGACACAACGGTCGGCACAACCGCAGAGATGGCCGCCACCGCCAGGATTCTGTAGTACTGCTCGCTATCCATCAGACGCCTTTCTATAACCGCCACATCCTGCCACGCCACCCAGCGCCGCGCTGTCGGAGAACTCCGATACCGGCGCTATTTTTTTTGCCCGGATGAACCATGCCCGTACCATCGCTAATCACCGACCTGTCCACCACAGCGGCGTCCAACTCACCGGCAGGCGCAGAGTCGGCCAGGGGAACGATAGACGACTATTTGCGCGCCCATGCGTCGTTCATCGCCCAGACGCGCGCAGGTACATCGGCCACCACCTACACGTTCAGCGCAACGGGCGCGCGGATACAGGGCGACTTCAGCAACGCCACGCTGGCAAACCGCACTGCGTTTCAAACCAGCACGACAAACGACGCAACGGGCGTAAGCGTACTGCCCAATGGCACTGGCTCAGTAGCCGCAGTTACTGCGTTTAACAACTCAAACCCGACCAATGCTGCTTTCACCACATTGGGCATTTCTTCTGGAAACGCTGCACTAACGTCTGGAAATACCGGGTCGGGCACGGCGCTCCCGCTAATTGTTTACGTTGGAAATGGAAGTCCGGAGCGCGCTCGATTCTCAACTGACGGGCAGTTTTTGCTTGGCACCGCAACAACAACATTCGGCGGCTCATCTGCAAACGCAAAACTGATCCCAACCAGCGCATCAAACGTCGGCATTGCGACTGGGACTTGGAACAATGTCGGTGCTGCGATGGATTTCTACGCGAATATCGGCACATCCACCGTGTATTCGGGTTCGGTTTCGCTTAACGGCGCAACAACTTCATACAACTCCGCATCGGACTACCGCCTAAAGAGCAGCCCGCAACCGTTGACTGGCAGCGGCGCGTTTATTGATGCTTTGCAGCCAAAGACATGGACATGGGTTGGTGACGGCTCCCAAGGGGTCGGATTCATTGCGCATGAGGTTGCACAAGTTGCGCCTCGCAGTGTGTGCGGCGAAAAAGACGCGGTGAACGACGACGGTTCGCCTAGATATCAGAGCATGGAGTACGGCAGCGCCGAGTTCATCGCCAACATCGTTGCCGAGCTGCAGTCGCTGCGTGCCCGCGTTGCCGCTCTGGAGGCAGCATGACTGCCGATCCCGATTTCCTGCGCTTGGAAGCCAAGGTAGACAAGCTCACCGACGCGGTAATGCGCTTGGTGCTGATCGAAGAGCGCCAGACGACACAAGGTGAGCGCATCGGTGCCTGCGAGACGAAAATCGCAGTCAACGAAGCGGCCATTGTCAAAACCGATCGCAAGGTTGACCAGTGGATAAACCGTGGCGTCGGCGTGTGGCTTGCTGCGTTAGTGCTATTTACGCTCGCGCAGTTTGGTGCCAAGTTCATCAAGTAGCCGATGTTCACCAACCAGGCCGGCGTCGAACTCATCAAGGAGTTCGAGGGGCTGCGGCTGCGTGCGTATCGGTGCCCCGCAGGCGTTGCCACCATTGGTTACGGCACTACCGTGTATCCCACGGGCTACAAGGTGCAGATGGGCGAGCAGATCACCGCAGAGCAGGCGGAAGAGTATCTGCGCAGTGATCTACGGGCGTTCGAGCGCGATGTCGAGCGCATGGTGCTGGTGCCGCTCAACTCCAACCAGTTTGCCGCGCTTGTCAGCTTCGCCTACAACCTGGGCGCGGAAGCCCTGCGCAAGTCCACCTTGCTGCGCCTGCTGAATGCCCACAACTACGCGGGTGCTGCCGAGCAGTTTGCACGCTGGACGTATGCCGCTGGCAAGCAACTGCCTGGCTTAGTGCGCAGGCGTGCCGCAGAGCGTGCGCTGTTTATCCAAACGGATATAACGCCCGCCGTTAATACGCCACCCGCCAGCGTGCCGGATGTTGGCGACTTCCCACCCATGCAGCCCGTCGCTGCGCTCCACGTGGAACAACCCATGGCCCCAATCGTCGCGGCGCTCATGCCGAGCCTTATCTCTGCCATCCCCGAGATTGCCAAGCTGTTTGGATCTGGGCCGCGAACAGATAAGACGGCGGCCATCGCGCAGAAGGTAGCCGAGACAGTGATTGCGGCCACCAACACGGCCAACCTGCAGGCCGCTGTTGAAACCGTGCAGGCCGATCCGCAGATGCGCAAGCAGGCGACGGAAGCCGTGCAGGCCATGTGGTACGAGCTGCAGGAGATTGGCGGCGGCATCAGTGCCGCACGCGAGTTCTCTGCAAGGACTGCGGCAGACGGGGCCAGCTTTATCCGCATGCCGGCGTTCTGGATCAGTCTCGCCCTGCTGCCGCTTCTCTACGGCACCGTGTACGCGGTACTGACGGGCGGGGATGGGTTCACCAGCGAACTACGTGCAGCCATTGCATCGAGCGTCGTCACAGGCGTCTTGGGCGCTGTGGCGGGCTTCTGGCTTGGTTCCTCGTTCACTACAAGCCGCTCCAGAGGGCTGGGCGCAACGCCCATTAGCGATCAGCCATGAAAGCCGCTTTTGCGTTTGTGGCTGCGATGGTTCCGGCCCAAGCGCAAGGGCCGACGTTCGACATTCAAGTGGCTTGCGATGGCCCGGTGCCCATTGGCATGCGGATCACCGCGTTGCGAGCTGGCTCCGCTTTGCTGCGGGTTTCTGAGCTTTTGGAGTTCTGTGCGCGTGACTACGAGCAAGAAGAAAAAAAGCGGATCTAAGCCTGCGGCGATGGTGCGGGTGAAGTGGACGGACGCAGCAATGTCGACATCCCCGCACTGGCAAGAAGGCCAGCAACCCAAGCCGCCCAAAGGCAAGGCCATGCACATCTGCCTCACTGTGGGCTGGCTTGTGCACCTAGATGAAAACTGGTGCCAGGTGGTGGCCACGCTCACCGATGGCGGCCACGCGCATGTCACCGAGATCCCTGTTGGCATGATCGAAACGATTGAAGTGCTAGAGCCTGCGGGCGAGATGGGTGCCTGATGGCTGTGCGCAAGTTCACGGATGAGCAGTTGCTGGAGGCTTTACGCGAAACCAAAAGCCCAGCAAAACTGGCAGCAAAGTTTGGTATGTCCACGCGCGCAATGGTGACGCGCATGCGTGCTGTCGGCGTTGCTCCGGCCAAGTCGGCCATGGATGCACAAGGCCTTCCAACAAGGGCGATGGTAGAGCGCAGCATCGGACGCATCAGCACAACGATCACAGACGGGCGTGCGGTGGTGTTCTCGGACGCCCACTTTCAGCCCGACTGTATCTCAACTGCTAACCGTGCCCTGCTGAAGTTGCTGCCCGAGTTGCGCCCCGCGCTGGTGGTGTGCAACGGCGACGCGCTGGACGGTGCAAGCATCAGCCGGCACCCGGCGATTTTTGGCGAAAAGCCGCACACACCTGCCGCAGAACTGCGCGCATGTCAGGAGCGGCTGACGGAGATTGCCGAGTTATCCAAGGGTGCACTGCGCATCTGGACGCTAGGCAACCATGACATCCGGCTGCATACCTACTTGGCCACCCAAGCCCCGCAGTTGGCAGACATGCCTGGCCTGGACTTGCGCACGCTGTTCCCAGAGTGGCAATTCTGCTGGTCGCTAAGGGTGAACGACGACACGGTTATCAAGCACCGCTACCGAGGCGGCATGTACGCACCTGCCAACAACGTGCGCGGCTCAATGGGTATGTCGTTCGTCACCGGCCACCTGCACAGCCTGAAGGTTATGCCTATTTCGGCATACGCAGACAAGCGCACCGCATACGGAGTTGACACCGGGATGCTGGCCGAGCCGGATTGGCCGGCGTTCATGTACCGGGAGGATTCGCCCGCCGACTGGCGCAGCGGGTTTGTGGTGATGACCTGGCGCGGTGGCCGCCTGCTGTGGCCCGAGGTGGTCAACGTGGTGGAAGAGGGTGTGGTCG